TATTAAATTGTCTAATCAACTCTTTAATTGCTTTATGTTGTATACTAGTCTTTATTTTAAACTTAATCGAATTGATATTTTCTGTAAAGAAAACGTCCACTGTTAGAGATGGAATAAATTCTTCCTCGGAATAAGAAGTTAAACTTAATATTTCGTTGGTTGAAAATAATCTATCTTGAATCACGTCGTTTAAATATTCGATTTTATCAAAAATGAGATTATTTCTAATATTTAGATAACGTACTAACGGATGGGACACTAATTCATCATCGATGAAGATAACGTCCAAGCGGTTTTGTTTGACTGCTACACCTCAACACTTAGACAAATGATTAATTTTGGATAAAACCTTAAGATAATCTTTTCGTTTAAGCGAAGAACTGATCTGATTATACAACAATTCAATTCGTTTTAAAACATATTGTTCTAAAATGTCTTGATGTGAAAAAGTGACGTTACCATAAGCAATGAAATGTTTATGGGCGAAACAATTTCTTAATGTTCATAATCATGACAGTTCGGCTACTAACGTTTTAGATAGTTCTAAAACGCCATGGCCGGGTAATAACAAAACGGCACCTTGTTGAATAAAACCTTCCAATTCAAGTATTTCTAGGAATCTTAGTCAACCTTTTATGCTTAAGCAAGCTTGAGCAATCATAGGATAACCAAAACCAGAAATATTTTGACCATCGGCAAAATGTCGTTTGGCAAATTCGCCAGAATTTATTAAACCTGTAAAGGATTTAGTAAAATTAATTTCGACACCGATATCATTCATGAATTGTTGGTAATATTTTGCCACTTTTAAATCCCAAATAACTATGTCATCACCTAATAGGGCGTATTCCGTAAATCACTTTAATTTATTAAAGCTTTTATAATAAGAATATTGAACCACTAGATGATGAGTTAATGCAAACATTGCTCAGGATGAGAAAGCTCCTAAAGGTTGTCCTACAATTCAATAATAATTATTATTATTGTAATTAAATGGTAAATAACTAATTAAGGCCACCCATGCTTTTGCAAACTTTATATTAACAATTACTTCAAGTAATACTTGTTGTAATCTTATAGGAAAACGATCAGTTGCTTTTGACAAGTCAAAACAATAGGTTTCTTTACCTTCCGTCTTTTTACAAATTCGGTTAAATTGTTCAACTTGATCAAATGTACCATC